TTTGCCGTTCACAATTTGAGAGAAAGAAGATTTTGTATAGCCAAGAACTTCGGCAATACCTTTCTCACTATCGGCTACCTCTTTGAAAATCAGCCAATTTATAACCTTTTTAATACGTCTAAGTTCTTCCATATACAAAATTAGCTACGATTAAAAATATAACTTTTGTTCCGATTTCTTTGTTGAAAACGAAACTTTGTTTATATTTGCACTGTCATTCAGTTTTATATGAGGACAAAGATACGAAAAAAGAGATAAAATCGGAAATAAACTAATAAGTTTTTCAAATAACATGGAGCAAAAGATTTTAAAGACAGCCTGTCAGCTCGAACGAGAAGAGCGTGACCTCGCAATTTTCAATGAGTATAACGAACTTATGAAAGTTGAAGGTCAGAGCAAGACAATGGCAAAGGAGTTCTTAATGAAGAAGTATAGTATTCATTCTCAGGGAACGATTTACGTTATCCTGAACCGCGTTGAAAAACGCTTAAAGCAAGAAAAGGAGGCGGTATGAAAAATAAGATAATTCAATGGATTATACTTTCATTGCTCATGACATGGGGGCTTCTGTCATTCATGGTTTTGGCAGGAGACGAAGACCCGACACGACCAGCAATGAGCCTGACCAAATTCTTCGCCCTGAAAGCGGGCAGCGCGTTAAGTCTTTACCTGTGTTACGTTCTCGCAAAATGGCTGAACAAAAAAGGTTTCATCCCTGAGGTAAGTGACGATGACAATGAGTTTTTCAAATGAAAGGAGGAACAGGTATGGCAGTAACAGAAATAACGCTTGAAAGCCTGAATGCGAAACTTGACAGCATTCAACGCATGACGCTCATAGGAGCAAAGACGGTTCTTGATATTGACGAAACGGTATTGTTCACAGGAATGAGCAAAGGGCACATATACCGCCTGACATCAGGAAGACAGATTCCGTTTTTCAGAAAGAACAGAAAACTATACTTCAAGAAATCTGACCTTGAAAATTGGATGCTTGAAGAACCTTGCCCGACCCTGTCTGAAATCAATTCACAGGCAGCAACCTACATTGCAACCAACAAAAGAATATAATCAAATAAAAACAGCAAAGCCCAAAGCAAAAAGAGGGCAGAAAATAATTAAATGTTATGAACGACATTATCGAAGTTAAACAGGCTGATATGCTTCAAGCAATCAACCGCGCTGAAATTGACATTCAAATTTCTACCGCAAAGCAGTATCCTCGCGACATTAACGCCGTGTTGAACAAAATCTCCACTTACGCAACTATGGATAAGGAGACGGCAGAAGACTGTTTCTACGTTCTTCGCCGCAAGGACAAGGACGGCAACGATTCTGTCATTGAAGGTCTTTCCGTAAGAATGGCAGAGATTATTGCAGGAGCTTGGGGCAACCTCAGAGTTCAGGCGCGTATCATCGGCAATGACGGACGCCAAATAACGGCTCAGGCAATCTGCCATGACCTTGAAACAAACTTCGCCGTATCAAAAGAAGTGAAGCGTTCAATCCTGACAAAGAAAGGTTACACGTTTTCAGAGGATATGCAGGTTGTTACAGGTAACGCTGCCTGTTCTATCGCTTTTAGAAACGCCGTATTAACAGTTATCCCCAAGGCTGTAACAAAACGCATCATTAACGAAGTGAAACAGGTTGCTTTGGGGCAGAGTATTGACCTTGAACAGAGCCGTCAAAACGTTATCAAGTATTTCGCCTCTCTCGGAGTGAAGCAGGAAGACCTGTTTCTTTACGTTGGTGTTAAGTCTCTCCAAGAGATTGACAAACAGAAAATCTTTGAACTGAGAGCCACAGCGAACGCAATCAAGGAGGGTACAACAACTGTTCAGGAATGCTTTGTGAAACCCGCTCTCGAAGCCAAAGCAGAGGCGGTTGCCGTAGCTCAGGCAACGGACGCGAAATCAAAAGCCGAGGCTGCTATAGCTCAGGCGACTTCAGGGAAAGTTCCTGAAAACGTTGACACTGAAACAGGCGAAATCAAACCAGCAAAGAAATCAACCACTAAAAAATAACAGCAATATGGAAATCAAGAAAGAAAACCTTTTGAATGCCTTGAATACAGGCTCTGAGAACGTCAAAGAAACCATTCTCGCTCTTTTCCCCGAACTAAAAGAAGAAACGGCACAGAAAGCCGCAAATCGCCCTATAACTGAACGTGTGAAGACCTTTGAAGATGCACTGAACATCTTGGGAGAAGAAAACCAATTCGTCAAGGAGTTCAGAGGAATGATAACATACGCAGCAGAAGAGAACTGTTTCCCATCTTGGGATATGCAGGCGTTCTTGAAACTCCGCATCATCTGCGCAGCCTTGAATGAGGGCTGGCAGCCTGAGTTCTCGGAAGATGAATGGCGTTATTATCCATATTTCTTCCTCTACACCGATGAAGAACTTTCAGAAAAGTCAGATGAATGGAAGAACGACCGCCGCCTTATTTCAACAGGCAGCTATGAAGTCAAAGGATATGCGGGTCTCGCTTGTGCGAATTCGTCTTACGTCCCCTCGTCTTCGAATGCGACCTTCGGCTCTCTC